TGCCTCTGGTGCTGAAGCCTTCAAGTTCTTGCGTGTTGCTCAACTCTCAGTCGTCCAGCCCACCACAAGCGTTGCCGATGCGGTTAACGCTGTGTCCTCCGTGCTCAACTCCTATAACAAGGATATCTCCGAAACCGACAGGGTCACGGCCATCTGGTTCAAGACGATGGAGCTTGGTCGCTTCCGTCTTAACGAGGTTGCCAACCGTATCGGCCGCCTGACATTCTCCGCCAATGCTCTTGGCATCTCGTTCGAGGAGTCTGCGGCTTCCTTGAGCCTCCTGACACGTAAGGGCATCCCGGCTAACGAAGCTAGCACGTTGCTGATCAACGTCATCAACCAGTTGATCAAGGCTAGCCCGGCCTTGCAAGATGTCTTCCGCAAGTGGGGTGTTGGTTCAGGACAGGCAGCCATCGCTACCTTCGGGTGGGCCGGCACCGTTGAGAAGCTCTCGCAGGAAGTCGCTGGTAGCTCTCAAGAATTGTCAGCACTCTTCCCCGAGTTGCGGGCCTTCCGAGGGTTGACGGGTCTTGCTGCCAACGGTGCGGAGGAACTCGGCGAAGAGATCGAGAAGCTTACCGGCGCACAAGAGGACTTCAACAAAGCCCTCAAGGACACTACGGGCAGCGCCGGCTTCCGTGCTCAAGCTGCGTTCAACGAACTCAAGAACACGATGGCGGGGCTCAGTGACATCGCCCTCGCAGCAGGAGTTGTTCTCGGTCGGGATCTAGCGGATTCCTTGGGTCTTGGCACTCAAGCAATCAAAACCTTCACCAACCAAACCAAGTTCGCCCTTGAGATTCTTAACACTATCCAGAATGTCCGTGATGCTGCGAACATTGCACCGGCCATCTCCGACCCTATCGCAGAGGGGCTGAACGAATTCAAGGAGTCCATCGCCGCACGGGCGCAACTCACCAACAAGTTCGCTGCCTTTGTCCGTAAGAACATCAACGAGCTTCAAGATGCCAATGCCGGTAAGCTGCTCGAAGACAAGGAGTTCTTCAAGGCATCTCTCGAAGTCCGCAACGCCGCCCTCAGTAAGGAGCGAGGTCTTCTTGACAAGCAAGCAACGCAGCTTAGGAAGTCTGTCAAGACCACCAAGACACTCACCGACGAGATGCGGTCCTTGGTCGAGGATCAGTTCCAAGGTGCACAGCGCACGTCAGACCAGATCCGAGGCATCCTCTCTGACACCTTGGGCGAAGACGTCACGCGGAACATTCTTGGACGCGAAGACCAGCTTGCCATCCAGCGTCTGCAACAGCTACAACAAGATGCCCGTCAATCTGCGAAGGTCAATGACGTAGGTGCGCTTCGCACTGCGACCAACGCATCTGTCCAGATCCTTAAGGCTCAGCAGGCCCGCATCGCCTCTGAGCTTGGCAAGTTCAAGAAGAGTGACCTTAACAGCCCCGACAAGAAGGACGAGTTCCTCTCCCGCACCGCTGGCCTGCAAGACATCCAGCGGATCATCAACAACCTCAAGCGGGAAGAGTTCCAGATTGAGTTGCGCATCAGCAAAGAGAACCGGGAGCGCGCAGAAAAAGTTGTTGCTCTTGCTGAGCGTAATCGTATTGTCATCAAGGACATTGCATCAGAGCAGAAGCGACTGTTCAAGCTAGACCCCTCAACCTTCAAGACAATCGAAGAGGGTGCTCAGGCTTTCGACTCTCTTGCTGATGGCATCTTGGGCCGGACTGAGGCTGTCAGCCCCGCTGAAGCCCAGAACATGGCCCGCCTTGTTGCGGCGATGCGTGAAAGCTTCAGCATTGAACTGCAACGTGAGGTCGGTCTGAAGAACCTCACGCGAGCCCTGACAGACATGGGTGAGGCATCCAAGAAGGTCCAGTCGGATCTTACCGAGAATCTGGCAGTGCCGCTGCTGATCCAGTTTGCCAAGATCGAGGAACAGGCTCTGCGAACAGCAGATGCCATCGCTAAGATTCAGCCGGGACTAGGTATCGAAGCTGCTAAGGATCAGCTACGCGAACTTCGAGATGTCCAGGGTAAGAAGGGTGTCGGAGGTCTCAGCCGTGCCCTCTTTCCTGAGGTCAAAGCCACGAGCAACCCTTTCAGCCCCTTGCCGGCAAGTGGGGATGTTGCGAAGGACGCCTTCCTCAACGACTTTATCAAGACCTTTGACTCTAAAGAAAACCTCAAGATCCAAGAGACACGTAAGATCGCACAGAGGGCTGCCATCCAACGGGCTGAACAACTTAGGAACCAAGTCAAGGTGTTCAACTTTTTCTCAAGGATCCTCACAGGTCGCAGCCTAGCCCCTCTAGCTCAACCTCGCGAAGACCAAACACAGTTTCGCGCCGAAGGTGGCAGCATCTTCCAGCCACGAGGAACCGACAGGGTCCCGGTCATGGCGACGGTTGGCGAGTTCATCAACGACAAGAAATCCACCCAGAGGTTCTTCCCTCAGCTGGTGGCGATGAACGCAGGCAACGCCCCACAACCTATGGGGAACACAAGTAACTTCGGAGACATCAACGTCACAGTTCAAGGCTCTCGGACGCCGGAAGCTACTGGGCAGAACATTGGCCGCGCCTTGCGACGTGAGATGCGTCGCGGCATCACAAGACTATAAGGAGTATCATGCAGAGAGTTGACAGCATCAACCTGCGCGACCAAGTTCACGGCTCACGTGCTCGTCGTGCCGAGGTTGCCCAAGACATCCAACCCAGGGGTAAGTATCACGTCGAGCATTGGCGTGAAGGCAAGCTCATCGCCATCTACGATTTCAAGAATGGAATCACCAACGTTGGCAAGAACTACTTGCTCGGCACGGGGTTTCACGCTGAGGCTCAGATTGCCACGTGGTATATCGGGCTGATCAACAACGCCGGCTTCACTGCCCTGGCCGCCACGGATACGATGGCTGCTCATGCCGGCTGGACGGAGACGACCAGTTACAACGAGGCGACTCGCGTCGAGTGGACCGAGGGCGTGCCTGCTGCCCAGTCCATCACGAACGTCGTTGCCGTAACCTTCACGATGAATGCCAGCCTTACGGTCAATGGCATCTTCCTGAACAGCGTCAACACCAAGGGTGGAGCAACCGGAACTCTCTGGTCCACTGGCTCTTTCGCTGCTCCGGTTCCCGTTGTGAACCTGGACGAGCTTAAGGTCACCTACACTCTGAACGCATAAGAGTAGCAGATGCCCGCTGTAGTTGGAAACGGAACGATGATCATCGCCGAGCCGCGCGCCGCGGCAGGTGATGGCCCCGGTAACGGAGTCTTTCATCTCCTAGACGAGAACAATGGAAACATTGGCTCGTTTGGGGTAACAGACCTCAACGAATCCTTCTGCAGCGGCGCATTTGACTCTGCTGGAAATGCTTACGTCTCTAGTGTCCTACCATCAACAGGTGTGATCTCTGTAGGTAAATACAATGCCGCAGGTGTTGAGCAGTGGCATGTAACTGTTGACACTGATGCAGTCTCTGCCCTCGGTGACCGTGGCGGATACATCACAATCGTCCAAGATGTCTGCTACGTGTGGACGTCTGCTAACGAGATCCATCGACTCAACACTGCTACTGGTGCCAACAACGATGGTGCTGGCCCGTGGATTAGTTCTCCACGAGTTCCTCAGACTCGGGTGCCAAATCGCACAACTCATCGCGGCCGCCCCATCCTGGCCTCGTCAACAGCCAACCTCTACTTGCTTCAAGGCCGTAAGTCAGGAGCCTTCAGCGACCACAACTTCATGATCATTGACCGTAGCACAGGAGCAACTAAGCTCAACGTCTCGCTGTGGTCAACTAACATGGGTGGAGATGCCGACGACTTCGAGTCATGGGGTCTGACGGTTGATGAGAATGAGAACGTCTACGTTGCTTGGCATAGGAACGAAGATACTCCCATCCGTGAGACACGGATCAACAAATACAATGTCGGCGGCACGCTACAATACAGCAAGAACCACGACTCTCTCCTGTCAGCAGTCGGGGCAATTTGGTATGACCCCTCATCTTCCACACTGTTTGCCAGCCTGAACCCCGCCCAAGTTGATACTATCAACATTACTAATGGCAATATCATTTCAACATCTGCTTCAACGGGTCGAGGTAATAGTCTTACTTGGCTAGTCACGCTACCTCCGAGTGTGGGTGACGACTTCATCTTTGCTGAGACAGGGATTACCGAGAAACCTATCTGGCGGCACGAGCGTGTTGATGTCAGCAATAGTATTTGGGGAGGAACTGAACTTTCACTGACGGTGCAAGCGCAGCCCGTTGCTCAGATCTTTCACCAGTTTGATTGGACAAACGCACTCGCGGAGTTTGTGTCCGACACTTTGGCACTGTCACAAGTCATCGGCCTGAACGTCATCTACAACCGAACGGTTGTAGACACCCTAGCACTTACTGACTTGGTTGAGCGAACCATCGGTGGCTCTGTTACCGATACTCTAGCCCTTAACGATGTTGTGGCATTAACTGTTGACCGGACTATTTCAGACACCCTAGCCTTGACTGACTTGGCTGCTGCCACCACAGGCCGGCCTCAGATAGTTACCGACACACTCAACCTCACAGACCTTGCTGAGGCTGAGGTCATCCTCTCGATCGTCGACGCGCTTAACCTAACACAAGTCATCGCTCGAAACGTAATCTATAACCGGGAGATCATTGACACCCTCAACCTAACCCAAGGCATCCTTCAGCTAGGGTTGGAGTTGTGTAGTGGTGAAGGGTTCACACCCGTCCCCGCTCTAGGCATCTCCCCGTTCGTCACGTTGACCTTCCCGTTCGTGGCACCGGCACTAACCGTTAACCTACGAGTTCCTGAGTTCGGCAACATCCACAGGCTTGACCTGGGCACGGTTGTCCGGCGGAACAGGGGTGGAGCCCTCAAGGCTTGCCGGCCTGTCACGTGGCCGATGGTTGAGGAACTCCAACTCACGTTTGAGAACCTTTCTGATGCACAGAAGATCGCTCTTGCAGCCTTCCTCATCACATCGGCTGGGTTGGAGATCGGGCTGTTGGATCACGAGAACCGTCAGTGGAAGGGTGTCATCATCACCCCAAGCAACAGCATCACTCACGCTAACCCTGGGTGCAGCTTTGAAACAGGCTTCACCTTCCGAGGCAAGCTCCAACCATGAGCGTCATCTTCACTCACCCTTACGGTGTCAACACTCTGGTCTTGCGTATGCGCAGTCCAGAGTTTGGCGATGATGAAATCCTCGGCCTCAACACCCGGTTCAAGGTGGCGATGGACGGGACGGATTACAGCTATCGAGCCACCCCATCGAGCACGTCGTTCAACCTATCGTTCACCAATCTCACCCGACGTAAGGCGATGGAGCTTCGCAACTTCCTCATGACTTCCGCCAGTGAAGAGATTGGCTACGTAGGTCACGACGGTAGAACCTGGCGAGGTAAGTTGTTGATCGAAGCTGGTGAACTCATCACGGCTGGCACGGGACCTGGTGACGCTACGATGCGCAAAGAAGACACGAGCATCACTCTGCAATTTGAAGGCGAGTTGATTACGTGAGTCGGACTCTTACCGCTGCTGCAACGACGAAGACTCAGACTCCTTTGGGGACTGAGCCTATTATCCTTGTAGCCATCAGTTGGAACCAGTTGACCCCGCAGTATTATGCGGATAAGGACCTGGTTGTCGGGACAATCAACGCTGATGGTCGGCTCCTAGAGGTTGGCTCTATCAACACCGTGCAGAAGTCCATAGCGTCTGGGGCTGTTGGGATCGTCTCCATCACTCTTGACGACTGCGATGGAGTTATCAAGACTCTCCTAGACTCCACACCTATTGAGAACACGCCCATCACGGTCTATCAACATTACGAAGGTGGTGTTGAGGCTGACCTGTTCAAGCTGTTCGAAGGTGTCATCACCAACCCTATCGAGTGGTCAGAAGCCGAGCGTATCCTACGCTTTGATTCAGAGACTCGGGTGGACGACAGGGACATCGGCTTCAGCCTGACTTCTGTAGATCAGTTGATCCAGGTGTCGGCCATCGAGTCGCTGAAATCCAACCCAGACGCTACAGGTAAAGCCTGGCCCCTAGTGATGGGCACCCCTCTTAAGGTTCCAGTCCCGAAAGTCATTCGCTCATCCCAAGCCACCACGGTTCAACAGTTCGAGACTGGTGATGCGACGGTCACCGTTGAAGACGGCAGCGAGTTTGATATCGGGGAGATCTGCGACCTAGAGGTCAACGGTGCTCTCTTCAACGCTCGCTATGATGGAGCTAATGTCTTCACGATCCTGGCAGCCAATGTTGCCATACACTCCAACCTAGACATCACGGCCCGTGTTGTTGCTGACCCAGACTTCAACAATCCTAAAGCCTTCTGGTTGCTGAACTACGTCAATGACCCTGTGTCTCTGGTTGGGCAATTTGTCCACATCGCTGACACGTTGAACATTGACACCCAGATCAATTACGTGGAGTCGCAGGAAGGTAACAAGATCATCCTCCGCGACCCTTTCCAGAAAGCTGATGGTGAGTATACACTACTTGCTGCTGGGTTCCGGGTTACTGCCGCATCCAAGGTCCCGCTTGTGGGTTGGACCTTCACTTTCAATGAAGAGGATACAGCCCCTGACGGGTTTGACATCACCATTGTTGGTGGACTTGTCACAGCCTTTGGTTGGAAGATCGCTGCTGGCACTGTTCTACGGAAGTGGCTTGGTCCGGAGTATGTTGTTGCAACCATCGAGACCGGAACAGTTCGTGCCGTCTACGCTAAGCGGGATGGGGTCTTTACCCAGATTCCAGATGAGTTCTACGAAGTCACTGCCGGTGCAGCGTGGCAGGTCTTCAATCCCGTAACAGGCATCACTGAGACTTTCTACAACGACACACTTTTTATCCCCGTCACAGTTGTCAAGTTCCCTCGGCCACTGTGGCAGTATGACGGAGCTAAGTGGGATGTCTCCCAGTTCTATGTTACGGTGACTGGACCTGTCAACACTAACACTGCTGACCAGATCCAATATATCGTCGACACGTTCTCACTCCTGACGGCTGATGCTCCCAGCTTTGCGACTGTCCAGCCGCTACTCGCTGTCTACCCTAGCAACTTTGCCATACTGTCTAGGGAAAACTCCCTCGGCCTCATCGAGGCTATTGCCTGGCAAGCTCGGTGTGCCATCCTGGTAACTGACGGGACGGTTAAGCTCAAGTATCTGAGTGCCGAGCCTGCTACGGTGTTGACTGTTGATGAGTCTGTTGTCGAATACAAGTCCATAAGCCTAGGCTTCACGTCTGCTGAAGATGTTGTGACACGTCTACAAGGCGTCTACAAGACAGCAGGTGTTGAACCAGAGTTCACTTACTCCGTCGACACTAACGTCGCTAAGTATGGACTTCGTGAAGAGTCCGTCGACATGTTCATCTACAACGACTTGGCGTTGGTCAAGAAGAGCATCGACTTCTGGGCAACTAGGAAGAGTAATGTCTGGCGCATCGTCAGATTGAACAACTTTCTCCAAGCCCTGTCAACTGAAGTCTTCGATGCCTTAAGCCTAGCATTCGCCGATACCTCCCTACTAGGTATTGCTGCGATTAAGGGTATGGTTCAAGCCCATGAATACAACATCGGAGACGGCACTGTTGGGTTGGAGCTTTGGCTCCCCAGCATCGCAGGTTCCCTCTTGGTTGAAGCTGGTGCTTGGGTCAGCGATGTTGGAGATGTGTCGCCCACGGCAATTCTAACCGTGCAACAGGTTGATCCTCTACTGGTTACAATTCCAAAGAAGCGGACGAACAAGCAGTCTCCAGCCATCGTCGTCCGCGAGCTTAATCCAGCCACAGACCCTGCCGCCCTTGTTGCTGCTGGCACGCACTTGGTGGATGTCTACGACCACGGCTTTGACAACCCCGTCACCCGACCTAATGTCCCTGCTGACCTGACAAACCCTGCTGCCCCAGTTAATGACTTACAGCAAGTCTCAATCTTTGAGGTTGAGACGGACAACAAAGCTGTCGTCACCCAACAGACCTACATCCAGTCAGGTGCACCCAGCGCTGTTCTAGCCAACATTACTAGTGAAGTGGGTGCAGGTGTCTACAACTGGGCACTCCATCTTGGTGCAGGTCCGGCTACAGGTCAGGCTAGTGAACTGAACCTGTCAACGGGTATTATAGCGGGGACTAAGGTTGTCCTCCATCGAGTAGGTGCTGACTTCCACTTCTTCTTCCCTGTTGAGGACTGTCCTTAATGGCGCCTACGTTCTGGGGTCGATGCCCTACAGGGTTGATCAAGCGCACACTTACAGGGCTAGGTTCCAACTCCCTGTGCTGTGCTGTAGCTTGCACGGACTTCCCAATACTCCGAGTCAACTTTGGATCGGTTACGCCCGTCACAACTTTGGCAGCCCTCATCTATGATGCTTGGGCTGTTAATGTTGTGTTCAACATGGGGCTGCCAGCCACAACAGACAATAGAACGTTTCCACTCTTTTGGGATCCTATTAAATCCAAGCTTACAGCAAGAGACCCCGGGGATCTCTCAAGCCAAGCCACGTTTGAAGCGGAGTTCATTGGTATTACGGGCAGCTCGTTTGATTTTCGCATCACCCAAGTAGGCCATGCCCTGGTGGCTGGTGGTGCAATTTCAACGTATTCTTACCCTGCTGCTGCACCAAGTGTCTGTGGAGTATTGACATCTGGTCCAGCTAGGGAATGGACTAATGTTGCAGGCCCGTTTGTTTTCCAGGGAGAAGCCTGGACTGTCTACATGCCGGCAGCAAAACGTATAGGTTCGTTCTTCACCCTCTCAGGGTTGAACCCTGCACTCCCCGCAGGCATAGCTACTCTCAACTTCCAGACTTCTACAGTGCGAGATGGTTGGAGTCTTGGCGGAACTTGGGCAAGTCCTATCTTAGCAGGGCCTGGAGGGGACCACATCTACGAAATCTTTGTGCCGTTCCTTGGAGGGTTCCGTGGGATGACTGTCAGGCGCAGGCTTATTATTGGAGGGGTTCAGTCTTCTGCTGTAATTACTGAAGCTCAACAAGCTTCATCTACAGATTTCACGCGTAGAGTGTGGGGACCTGTTATAGCAACACCGCCTGTCACGGGGTCTGCTAACCTATTCGATGCCACACCTGAATTTACTAACGCAACTCTGACCGAAGGCCCATGATCCAGCAGATCCGTCAGGCTCCAGACGGCACGTTCTTCATCCCTAAGCCACACGCCCAGACTGAGGCGTTCATGGATAAGAACTACACGCGTGTTGGGGTTGAGCTTCGATGGTTGAAGAAGCCCAATATCTTCCAGAAGGCTAAGTCGTTAGCCGCAGCACTAGCATCGGGTCCAGCTAGTGAGTTGACCTTCGAAGCCCGGCTCGCTCATTGCATGGCGTGCGCTCAGGGTCTCAAGAAGGTCGGGGAAGATTTGTTCTGTGGCTTGTGCGGATGTGGGCGTCACCCCTTCTCCCGCCTACGCGTCAAGCTTAAGATGAAGGGAGCCGGGTGCCCACTCAAGAAGTGGTGAGCACCCAGCTTCAACCTACATCATCCGCATCATCTTCTTCCAGCACTGTGCCGTAGCAACGGCGTCTTCCAGTGCACGATGCCGGCGCTCACGAGGAACCTCCAGCTTTTTACAGAGCCACTGGAGAGTCACCTTGTTGAACGGGAACTCCTCAGCACACAGGTCAGCCCTGTCGTTGAGCGCCGTAGCCAAGACCATAGTGTCTCGGATGCGGCTGTCGAACATGTAAGAGAAGCTGCGGTAACCGAGCCAATCCTTCATGAAGTCGGCATCAATGCTGAGGTTGTGTCCCAGCAACATGATCCGCTTACCCGGCATCAACTTGAGCCTGGCAAACCAATCCTCAAAGAGCGTAACTGCCTGCCAAGGGTCTAGGCCCTCAAGCATCAGTGTCTCTTCCCGAATGCCGTTAACCTTCAGTGCCCTTTTGTCTAGGTTCTGGGGTCGCTTCATACGCATCAGGGTTGAGAACGGGACGACGCGTTGTGATGGCTCGTAGTTCGCGTCAAGAGGGCAGATAGCGATTTCAATCAGGTCGTGGTAGCCCGGCACCAAGCCTGACATCTCACCGTCGACAGCACAGAGTATGTTGCCGTTCAGGTGGATGAGTTCTGCTTCACCCCTCATTTTTGTAGACTCCGATGTGGACTTGGTAGCCGTAAGAGTTGGCGAACTTGATCAGGTCTTCGAGCGGCACGTAGTGGACACCCTTACCCTCTAGAGCGGGCTTCCACTCATCAGGGATCTCGACGTCAGGCTGCTCGGTAACCATCTTGTCGACTTCGACAGCCACCCGAGCTAGGGTTAGCTCACGGCGAACGTCATCACCCATACCCTTGGCATCGAGTTCCAGCATCATCTGGTCTACGGTTTGGAACCCATGATTCTTCTTCGCCGCTTCGAATTGTTCTTTGAGGCTCATCCGTATATCTTTTCTACGAGTTCTTGGCACTTCTTGAAGAGTTCCTTCTTGGTGCCATTGTTCTCGATGTAGAAGTCCCACTCGAAGTCTTCAGGTATTGCCTGATCAAAGCCCATCACGGGGCAGCCGTCACGCGTCACCTTAATGACAACACCACCTTCGTCGCGGATGGCTTCCACTTCATTCAGGGCTCGCACGTCGCGGATGATAACGGTCTCACCCATGGCGTGCTCGTAGATAAGTGCCTCAGCCCACACCTTAGGGTAGAGTTCACGCATCTTGGTGCCGACGCCGATCCACAGATCAACAATCCCCATACCTAGTGCGGGGATCATCTTGTAACGCTCTGTGGGGTTGTCTTCGAAATACTCCCCAGGCTCCACACCTTCGATGTGGCCAAACAGGTCGTAGGTTATCGCCTTAATAGGTGTGGCGAAAGAGCACAGCTTGATGTCTTTCAAGCCTTTGATGCGGAGGATGCTTGCGATGAAGCCACCACACGTGTCCTTACCCACACGACTCTGCTGCCCTAATCCAATAATCATAGTTTCCTTCCAACGGTCCACGCCCCAGCCGTATCAATGACTTCTAGGCCGCCATGGTAATAGATGTTAACGCCGACAAAGGTGTCAGCCTGTAATACAACCTGGTCACTAGAGCCTTGTTCGAAAGCGAACTGGAGTCTAGCACGTTGTCTGTCTGAGATGCGTAGTAAGGCTTCCTTAACCTTCACGTTGAGGCACCAGACGGATACCCGCCAGCTTCAACCTAGGACCCTTTGACTTAGTCTCCGAGAAGGAGATATTGCCGATGTGTCGGGTTGAAGACCCGTGAGGGTTTCCGCAAGGGAAGTGGGGAGGCATCTTCTTTGAGACTCTAATCTTAGACCAGAAGTCTGCTTCGGTGGGGTCTACCCAGTCTTGGAAGTGCATCCAGAACGTGCCGAAGGGAATGGTTTCACCCGGCACGTCGTAACACATATCCTCCAGGAACCGTTGCAACGCGTCTTGGTTGCTCCGCTGTAGAGCCAGCTTCTCGCTGGTCTCGATGATCGGAACGTTGAGACGATCGTTCGACGGTGGCAGGTCTAGGTTCAGGATGTGCTCCAAGAAGAACGGAGCCTCCTTCCGTAGAAGCTGCATCAACTGCTCTTTAGGGATCATGTTCTGAGGCTCTAGGGCTGGAACATGAACCATCGTGATACGTGAGTCCCCGTCGAAGATCGGCGCTGCGTCGTGCTCGTTTGCACAGTGAACGTAGTGACCGGTATTGACGACTTCGTAAGGTGTGCAGTTCTTACGGTGGATGCTGATCATAAGACTAGTTACCCAGTCCTTAATCTTGTTGTAAGCCTGACGATCGTTCTTGAAGTGGGCTTCCTCAATGACACACAGGATGCCACCCTCAAGCTCAGCGTTGAACTTCTCACCCTTACGTAGGGCGTTGTCAGCACGTCGAACACCTCGTGTCATCAGCAGGCCCAACGCCTCGTGAAGGATTGACTTACCTGCGTTCTGACTTCCGTAGAGGAAGAGGTAAGGCAACTGCTTCGTGGGGTGTTGGAACATCGACGCAATCCACAACAGCAAGTAGTCTTCACCTGACTTAATGTCGTTCGCTTTGAACCACCAGTTGTCAGGCTCAACCAAAGCATCGTCAAGTCCACTACCAATGTGGGCCAGGACCTTTCTCCAGCTTGGGAAGTCTCCAGGCTCTTCACTCGGGAGGAAGGCAAGCTGAGCCGCATCCCGATTCCACTTACGGTCGCCGGGGTATTCCGGTTGGAACGGCTCGTTGACCAGAGTCCATGGGCGGAAGATGTTCGACCCAATGATGGGCTCGATCTCCTTTGCAGGATAACCCATAGCCTTAAGAGCCGGCTTGATATGGGCTAGGGGTTCACAAGCCCAACGACTCTCAACCCGCACGACCCAACCTGCGTCATCACCTTTTGGCGTCGTGACGTGTCGAAGCATGTCATCGTGAATTCCGGCGTCAACCTCTTGTTGGTTGTTCTTCGCCTGCACCTGGAAGATGCGCTTCCACACCTTCTTCTCTTGGAGCCACCCACGCATGTCGCCACTAGGGTCGTGCTGAGTGTGTTCAATCTCAAAGATGAGTCGACCGTCTTTGTGCTGACGCAAGACAGCAGGACGGATACCTGCCCACCCAGGAACACTGATGTTGGCTCCCAGTAGGTTGGCAGCCTTCTCAGCTATTTCTGCACTGCGAAAGACGTAACCGCCCTTCTCGTTTTCGATGGCGCCGAGTGAGCGGGCTGCTGTCTGGAGGTCAGGGTCGCGGTTCAGGTAACAACGTGTCCACCCAGCCCCATCCTGATCCCAGGTGTCACTCTCGTTCACTCCAGGACTGAACCGACGAACGACCCAAGCACCCCGACGCATCGGGAATAGAAAGCAGTTGTGGTCGTTCGGGGCTTCAGTGCCCTTACTCATCGTGTCGTAGACACCGATAAGATTCAAAGCATCGTGGGCCTTATGGAGATGGTGCGTGTGGGTCACCAACATGTGGTGGTCAGAGTCCCACCAGGCTTGCGCATCGTTCTCACGCAACCACTCGATGAGTTGCTGGTGAGTCTTGTCAAGCCGGCACCTTGGGCGCTGACCCGTCATCTCGTCGAACAGTGCCTCCATGTCTGTAGGCTGGTTCTCGATGAATGCTGGCAGGTTCTTCTTCCGTGTGCCCTTGACCACCTTGACGTGATCCCGCCAGTTAGGCGGCACGTTGTCAAGAGTGACACCGGCTTTGATGAGTTCGAACCCATCATTACCTATGCACTTACGGTGCCAGATCCACATGTTGCCACCGCAGATGTCGACCTTCGAGCAGAAGTCGAACCCAGCCTCAGCACTCATGATGCCAAGGATCGCTCGCGCAAGTGCTGCATGTTCGTGGTGGTTGACAGTGGGGATGTCGTTCAGGAAGACGTAGAGGTGTAATCCCTTACCTCCACTACTCTTACGCACCGTCACCCAAGGGATGGCACAAGCAGTCTTCTGAACCTCAGCTAGTGTCTGCTCGTCAAGCTTCTTAGTGTGCTTGTCCGAGTGACCCACGATGCCGTCGAAGTCGAAGGCTACGAACTGGGATGTCTTCTCTTTGAAGTTCCATCCTGTGAGGCCGATCCCTTGAGCATGATGTTCTAGGGAGTAAGTCATCGGCAGGTGGCCGTTGTCTTCTGGCTCCGTCGATGCGTGTTTGGGTATACGGATGGGATACCACTTGCCTACACCATCAGTCCAAGTGCATCCTCTCCATCCTTTGTAGTCGCCGACACGGTCACCTCCATCCCTGGCGACGTTGACTTGGCACTCCATCTCTGCATCATACAGGTCGGCTAAGTCAGGCCGAGCTTTTGCATCAAGGAATCTCTTGATGGCTGTTGAACGCGTTGGTTGCATCGCATCTCCTGGTAGAATGTCTCGCCCTATACTACGGCAAAACTCGTGAAAATATGCCCAAATTATCTAACCCCTTGCCACATAAGGAGTTAGAGCATAATACCATATTACCACTGGCTTTGAAACTAGGAAAGAGAAAAGAAGAATGGAAAAGGTATAGAGAATAATGGTGCTCAAATGCTCAAAAGGTTTTCTGAGAATTCGCTTTTATTTTTGGGCCCGTTGCCGTAGTATAGGGTCCAGGGGAGGAGGCTGTAGGATGGGATGCAACCACCTAAGCCATCGACCCGGACTTTTAACAACCATCGAGGAGACAGCGTTAATGTCAACCACCCAACTGCTTCACGTCCCCGTCAAGAACATCACCGAGCGTCAGGACAGTCTTCGCGGCTTCAACCCCGAGAACGACGAATACAAGATGGTCCGTGATTCCGTCGAGCGCCAGGGTGTCATCACGCCCATCAGCCTCGTTCTCGCCTTCATGCCGGACGGTCGCACGCCGAAGACTGACGGCGACAGCGGCGCCCAGATCTACATCTTGGTTGACGGTCTTCAGCGCACCAGCGCCTGCCGCGACCTCGGTATCGAGACGATCCCCGCCCAGGTTCTCCAAAAGAGCGACGCGGATATTCTCTCCGTTCAGCTGATGGCGAACGCCAACCGCGTCAAGACCAAGCCTTCCGAGTTCACCGCCCACATCTGCCGGATCCTGGCGGCTGACCCCACCCTGACGAAGATCGAGTTGGCGGCCAACTTGTGCGTCTCGGTGTCCTTCATCGAGAACCGTCTGAGCCTCGGCTCGGTCGACGCTGACGTGGCGAAGCTGATCGACGCCGGCGACATCGTTCTGACGAACGCCTACGAGCTGGCCAAGCTCAAGCCCGAGGAGCAGCCCGACTACGCTCAGGCCGCCATGGACGACGCGCCGGCCATCTTCAAGGTCAACGTGCAGAAGCGTCTCAAGGAGATCCGGGATGCCAAGCGTGCGGGTCGTGATCCGAACGCCGTGCCCACCTTCGAGGCCGTCCCGCACATGCGGAACCTCGGGGAGTTGAAGACCGCCTTCGACGATGGCGAGATGGGCATGGTCGAGGACTTCGTGACCGAGGCGGGTCTGGCTGACGATGGCGTCGGTGCCGGCAAGGCGATCCTCAAGTGGGTTCTCCGGATGGACGACGAGTCCGTGGCGCACTACCGCGCCGAGTGGGAGGCTCGCCAGGCGAAGGCCAAGGCCGGCAAGGAGGAGCGTGCGAAGGAGCGTGCTCTCAAGCGGGCTGAGGAAGCCAACGCGGCTGTCGCTGGCCTCACTAGCTAGTCAGCCTGTCGACTGATGGTCGACGCCCCACCCACCAGGGGTTAGGTGTGACGGCTCGGAAAGACGAGCACTTGCCACTGAGGCCCTTGGCGGGCAAGGTTGGTCTAACCAACTAGAGTATGAGGTTCGAATCCTCACCTTGGCGTTTCTATTTTCTATTTTCTAGGATGTGACATGACAACTGATATGACTGTTCCCGCTGGCTTTGGTGCTGGCATCGCCGGTGTTGACGAAGCGCAAGAGAAGCGTCTCGCAGAGATGACCAAGGGTGGTAGTTGGCTTCCCCGCATCTCAATCATGAATGGCCAATCTGGCCTCGTTACTGAAGGGCACATGTCGGTTGGTCGACACGCGCTGATCTTCAGCAAAGAGCATCACGTCGACTTGACGAAGGAGTTCAACGCCCTCGTCTTGTGCTACCGTTTCAAAGCTCTCAGGTTCGAGGGTGGCGCAGCGACCAACGTCTACGACCCCAACCACAAGATGTTCGACGAGATCGTCAAGCTGTCTTCGGTCAAAGACTCGGGATGTTCCTACGGCCCGGAGTTCCTGATGTGGCTGCCGGAGCACGGCTACGCGACCTACTTCTGCAACAGTGCCACGGCTCGGAAGTCGGCACGACACTTCAAGGTCATCCTCAAGGAGTTCGCTGAGAGTAACAAGCTCCCCGGCGTGACCCTCAAGGGCGACCTCAAGAAGAACCCGAAGTTCAAGTGGTGGGGTTCCGATGTGTTCCCTTGCACGACGCCCTTCGCGGAGATGCCCGACTGGGACGAAGCGAAGAAGCAGGTCGAGAAGTTCAAGAACCCGCCTGCGACCGTCGCCGAGAAGGTCGAGTCGAAGGACGACGCCGAGGGTGGTGACCGCGACTAAAACGTAGTTGAGGCGGCCAGGCCGCACCCAGGATTCGTCTTGGGTGCGGCCACCTCTTTAATATGAACGAACTAGCACATCGCAAGCCCGACCCCGATGCCTTCCCAATCACCTCAAGTGAGGTTGATTGGAACATGCTGTTGATGGCGAGCAACCAGTTCTTTGGGCGTTCATTAACGTGCGGTCTTGACAAGTGGAAGATCAAGCCACAGGGTAAGCAAGCCTTAATCTGTGTCTTAGAGGAATTCAGGGAACCCGGCAGCAATCCGCATCACTCAGTTGACGCAGGTCCCCTCGAATTCCTGCATCAAAGCTTCCTGGTGCTAATACCTCCTACGGTGTTACTCCAGGTCGCTGCGATGCGGGAACTCGATTTTCTCATGCCACCAGAGTATGAAGAGAAGGAGATGGCAATCCTTTCAGGCACGTTGAAAGCCTGGCAAAAGACCATAACGTCCATCCTTACAGCTTCCAGTAGTCGCAAGGCAAGACAGCTTTTTGGTAAGATTGTCCTGCACTTTGAAGCTATGAAACTCAGTGGGATCTTTCGCTCCTTCACGAAAGTGGACGCGAGAGATGGCACTTTCTACCTAAAGAAGAAATAATGGAAACTCGATTCGAGTGGGAGATGAAGGGCGGTGGCTACTGGGTCCCCGTCGTTGCAGAGATCGAAGACGATCGCATCTACTTCAGCTGGGGCTTTGCTACCGGCTGGCGAGGGTTGAAAGACACGCTTAAGGCGATGGGCGCCGAGTGGCATGGTTACGACGAGCATAACCCCACTAAGCGATGGAGTCTTCCCCTCAATCAAAGAACGGAGTTCCGGCTCGCGCATCTCCTGCGCCACAAGCCCAGCCCGTTCAAGCTGTTCGACAAACCCCTAGAGCCGTATAAGGCTGTGCGGGACTACCTCAGCCCGGACGGGGTCATCTGCCCAGCTTACGACCACCAAGAGGAGATGTGGTCTCAAATCATCACCCGACACTTTGCTGTGTTGGCGTGCGAGATGGGTGTTGGCAAGACCCGTGCTGTTGCCGAGGCTATGGAGTATCTACTCTCCAAAGGCTTGATCGAGGTTACCGATATCATCTACGTTGGCCCACGGTCAGCGATGGAGTCTGTCAAGGACGACTTCAAGGAGTGGGGCTTCTGGTTCCGCCCACACATGATGACCTACCGGGGTCTTGTCAAGGAAGTCGATACCTGGGGTGAGGGTCGTCCGGCTCCCAAGTTTGTAGTCTACGATGAGTCGTCTAGGGTTAAGAACCCTAACGCTCAACAAGCTCAGGCTGCCAAGTATCTCGCAGACTGTATGCGTGCTGAGCACGGTGACGATTGCTGGATCGTGTTGATGTCTGGCAGCCCGGCACCTAAGAGCCCTGCTGACTGGTATTGGCAGTGCGAGATCGCTCGTCCCGGCTTCCTCCTCGAAGGCACGCATAAGAAGTTCATGGACCGCCTAGCCATCGTCAAGCGTGTCGAAGACATGAGTGGCGGTAGCTACCCCAAGCTGCTAGGGTGGCGTGACGCAGAGAACATCTGCACTCACTGCGCTCAAGCTGAAGACCACCTCGACCACGATGCCGAGGCTATCCTCTTTGGGAGTGATAACGCCCACGCCTACGTTAAAGCCACCAACGAAGTTGAGAAGCTGTATAAGCGGATGCGTGGCTTGGTTCTGGTCAAGCTGAAGAAGGACTGCCTGGACCTGCCTGATAGGGTCTGGAAGGTCTACCGCGTCAAGCCTACGCAGCGCATCTTGAACGCTGCTAAGATCATCACTCGCCGGGCTAAAAGCGTCGTGCAGGGGATGACCTTGCTTCGCGAGTTGTCTGATGGCTTCCAATACAAGGACCAAGAGACTGGCGAAGTCAAGTGCGAAGTCTGCGGTGGCTCAGGCAGGCAGATGGTCAAGTTCGATCCTGACGACCCTTGGTCACCTATCAGCGACGCAGCCCTCATCGCGGGTAAGAAGCTCGACGAGCGTGAAGCAGCCTGCGACGGGTGTAGCGGCATCGGGATTAAGATCACCTACGAGCGCAAGGCTAAGCAGGTTCCTTGCCCCAAAGAAGACATCGCTCGCGAGATCCTCGAAAGCCACAACGACATCGGTCGTCTCGTCTTCTTCGCTGCCTTCACCGGCTCTGTTGACCGTGTGCGTGACGTGTGCTTGGGTATGAACTGGCACGTCATCCGCGTCGATGGTCGTGGCTGGTCGGGTTGGTCGCCTAAGGGTGAGAAACCTATCAAGGGTGACCGTCAACATCTCTACAACGCCTTCCGTCGTGACAAAGAGAACTACCCTCGCATCGCTTTTGTTGGTCAAGCTGGAGCAGCCGGGATGGGACTGAACCTAAGCGCCAGTCCTACCGAGGTCTTCTACTCGAATGACTTCAACTTCGAGTCTAGGGTCCAGGCCCTTGAGAGGACGTATCGTCCCGGCATCGAGAAAACGTTGGCGCTGCTCCCTGAAGAGCATCGTAAGATCATGGTAATCGACATTACCCACCTCCCCACAGACCAACTGGTTCTGGACAACCTCAACAAGAAGAAGCGTCTACAAGCCCTGACGATGGGTGACGTCCAGACTGCTTTGGCCTGCGAAGAGGAGCGTGTAGATTGATGGAGGAGCAAATCTATAAGGAGTGTCGTGAGTCAGCCAAGTTCAGACGAGCTCTCGGCGGGTCAGCCATGATGTGCTTGTTTGGGGTGCTGGTGTGTGCGGGGTTCCTTACCTTTCGACACCTGAACCCTGTCGACCTCTCACCTGTGGAGGTTGATGTCCGGCACGCGTGTGCCCACGCGGAGTGCCGGAGTGGGCACAAACAGCTTGAGCGGGAGACGGAGTATGCCCCTAGTGCTGTTGTGATCCTAACGATCTTGTATTGTGGGATTGTAGGTGGGACAGTCTTCACCTCGACGATGGAGGGCTCTTGACCCGCGACCAGTTACAAGATGAGGGTGCAAAGATAGCGTGCGTCCTCCTCGGGGCTCTCATTTGCCTGAGCATTATCTTTAGCCAGTCGGCCCCAGCCCTACCAACACAGGTTCCTTGGACAGATCCAGAGCCAGTGAAGGACATCGAGGTAGTTGAAGAGCCTCTCCTGATACTACAGTCTATGCCGTTCCCTAGAGAGGTCTACGCGGAAGCGGACGAGGGCACCTTACGTGTGGTGCGAGATGACAAGATCCTCTTTACTGTCTACGACAAACTAGGCTGCCAAGGGCACGTTGAGCCGTCACACATCTGCGCCTGTGAGAACAAATGATCATCGAAATCGACGTCCACCCTGAGTCAGTGGTGTATGACACCTGCGAGGACAAGCGCGTCCGTCACTACGTCGAGCGCGTGACGGCGATGGGTGTCGTCCCGCCCCAATACTCCAAGATCGCCATCTGCGGTGCAGAGGTCAAGGAGCTTGTCCAAGAACATAGTGAGGAGATTTGCCAGGCTTGCATCGACAAAATGCGTAGCCGCTAGCATCCCATCCCTGGAAAATTAAAATAAAATATGTGTTGACATTGCCATATAGTAATGGTATACTGCACGTATCACTTAGTAGAAAAGGATGTGATGCAAATGATTCCTCAAGACATCGTCAAGTCAATTCTGGCAGCAATCCCCAACGGGCAGTTCTTCACGGTCATCTTCGAGAAGAAGGGTGACGGCGCCATGCGCCGGATGGTTTGTCAGAAGGGTGTTCGGAAGCATCTCAAGGGTGGTCCCCGTCGTGCTCCCAACCCCAACCTCCAAGGCGTCTACGAGCAGAACGTCGAGAACTACCGTTGCTTCGATACGCGACGCGTCTGCTACATCAAGGCTCGTGGCGTCGAGACTAAGACCACCGGTGGCTACGTTCACCTGATGGAAGAAGTCCTCAACCAAGGAGTCTAAGTGAAAGACGCAGTAGTTAAAAGCTGGCAGACGACCCTCGCAGGCGTCGGTCAGTTCATGGGCGTGGCAGGCACCGCCATCCACGCACACTTCGATGGAGATCCCACGACCGTTGTGGCGTGGGGTCTTCTGGCTTCCAGCTTTGCTGTGATGATCGGACTCATCACCGCTCGCGACAACTCGGTCAGTTCCGAAACGGCAGGCGTCAAGTGAAGTATCTCTTTCCCCTCATCATGATCCTCAGCGGTTGCTGTGCGACCATCTCGGCGGACTATGTCGAAGCCGACGCGGCGGCTTGGAAACATATTGATCCATATCTGGACGGATGGATCGATAACGAGCCGCTACTTAAGGCCCGTGAAAAGAAAGCCCTCCACGCCGTCAATGCCGGGCGTCGCGCACGCATTCTCCATGCGCAGGAGGAAATCGATGCTGAATCTAGCAGCGAGTAAGCTCGGCGAAGAGTCTCTTGAGTTCTTTCGGGTCACTCTGGCTGACGCTTGGGACAAGCTCAGCGACCTCGAAAAGAACGACATCCGTGATCTGTTCTTGCTAATGGCCGAGACCAGGCTCCTTGAGCTTGCCGGTCAAGACGTCGGCGACGCAGTCGCAATCCTCGAATCCGCTCTGTTGCAGTGGAAGGTGGCCGGCAAGACCATCATCATCGGGGCGTTCAAGCAAACCGCGCGTGAGGTCTTCGGCCTCGGTGGAGAGTTCCTTGGTGGACTCCTACGCGCCTTGATCAAAAAGGTCTAACGATGGAAACCCTCGGCAGTGTTCTCAATCTGCCCATGACCGATATCTTTGTTGACGAAGAGTTCAACTGCCGAGGGCACATCGTCCCGGTCCACGTCTATGAGTTGGCGAAAGATATTCGGGAGCATGGGCTCCTTCAAAATATCGTCGTTCAGCCTTGGGACAAGGACGGTTTCAAATACCGTATTGTGTGCGGCCATCGTCGATACATGGCTTACCGTATCAACGAAGAGACGCACATCCCCGGCACCGTTAAGGAGGGCCTGACCGAAGAAGACGCGATGGCCATGAACCTCTCGGAAAACCTTTGCCGGGAGGATCTCAACCTACTCCAAGAGGCAAAGGCCATCGAGAAGTTCATTAACTTCGGGTGGTCGACGAAGCGTATCTGCAAGAAGCTGTCCGTCAGCGAGATGTGGTTGCGTGCTCGGACGGCTCTACTCCAACTGGAGCCGGAGATCCAGAAGCGTGCTGAGGCTGGGTTGCTGACGCAGCACCAGATCATGGACATCAGTCGGATGCCCACAGCAAAGGACAGGATGGCTGCCACTCAGAAGGCTGTCAACCACAAGCTGGCAGGCGAGCGTAAGTCCCTGAAGCTGAAGGAGTCCAAGAGCGTCTTCACCAAGAAGCCTCGTGCAGTGGAAGAGATCCACGAGATGCAGGGGTTGGTTGCCGATGTCTTGGGTAACGGCCTGACGACACGTTTCGCAGCATGGGCAGCAGGAGTCATCTCGGATCGGGATTTCCACAAGGACATCCGCAAGGCTGCTGACTCAAGAGGCATCTCCTGGGAGTTGCCGATGGCGGTCGCTCCGCCCAGTGCCTGAAGCGATCGTGATCTATCAGGAGATCCCAGATAACCTGAAGATCTACAAGGTGACTGTCGACGAGACAGACCTCGGTATTCTAAAAACCTGCCACAATGCTTTGATCGGTGAGGAGATCGTTGAAAGCTTGGGGATGTGGCTTCTGGAACTTCTAGAAGCTAACGACCCCATATACTCCATGGAGGGAGGACTGACAGAAGGGTGGCCTGTCATCTTGAACGAGTTCAGTGGGAACATAGTTGTAACGGGGATTATGCTGTGAGAATGTTCGAGTGTTATTGGTGTAAGCGCGAGTTGGTCTGGTCCGACGAGCACCATCACATGACGAACCGTCGTGACTGCTGTAGGGATTGTTACAAGGATCCCAAGTCCACCTACCGTAAAATCTACGCCGATGCTGCCTCTGAGTCAGCAGAGTCCAAGCGCATAAGGATGCAAGGCTGATCTTTCTTGACTCCGAGACTTGTGGATTTGAAGGCCCCGCCGTCCTCCTGCAGTGGGCTGAGGACGGCGGGCCTGTGCAACTACACGATGTGTGGCTGGAGCCGGTCGGTAAGACTATCGACCTCATCGAGCGCATCATCCGTAAGGAAATCTGCGGATTCAACCTAGCCTTTGACTGGTATAAGATCGTCCAGATCTACACTACGTTCCTGCTACTTAAGGATAAGGATGCACCACCTAACATTCTTGAGTATGCACTAGCAGAACCCGAAGCACGTGATGGCCCTTGCCTCCGTCCTGCCGGCGCCTGTGACCTTATGCTTCACGCGCGTAAGGGACCTTACCAAAACACTATGAACCGTGCTGACATCCGTATTCGGCGCGTTCCAGTTCAACTCTCCTACATGCTTGCTGCCGAACTTGAGCAGCGTATCACCCTGAGCGACATCTTCTTCGCTCGGAAGAAAGACAAACATGCACGCCGTTGGCAAGTCGAAGACATTTCCACGACACGTGAGTTCAAGAACGTCGTGCTACGCTTTGCTCCAAGCTCAGCACTCAAAAACCTTTGCCTCGATGCAGGTATCGTCTCCCAAAAGGACGTTCTCACGTTCGGAGACATTGACGGTCCACTTCAAAAGGCAAAGCCCAATGAGTATGCCTTCGCACCTTTTGCCTTGGCAGTTGGAAACCCTGATGACTGGAACGGGGCGTGGCCGGAGGTAATCCAGACCCACATCAATCACTGGGGTTATGACGAGCAAGCCCGACGCTATGCGTATATGGATGTCGACCCTTGCACTCGGGGTCTCTGGCACCATTTCGAGAAGCCTGAAGCTGGTGACATCGACTCAGAGCTAGCGTGCCAGGTAGCTGCTGCCAAGTGGAAGGGTTACGCCCTCAACATGAAGGGCATCAAGTATCTACGTGACCTGTCGCTGTCAAAGATCGGAGACACCCCGACAGCACCAGCCAAGGTCATGAAGTATTTGATGGAGGTCCTCTATGAAGAGGAGCAGATCGCACTCGAAGATGAGCATGGTGTGCCCAGCACCAAGAAGGTCATCCTCGAAACTCTTAAGGAGTTGAAGGATGAAGATGGTGAAGCGCACCCCGTTGCTGTCAGGGCCAAAGATGTCTTGGACACTCGGGTCAACAAATACCTTGCCGATTTCTACGACAAGCTTATCATCGCCGGACGTCTTCACGCAAGCACGAACATCATTGGCGCACGCTCTTCTCGCATGTCTGGTGGTCAAGAGCGTGAGGGTAAGAAGTTCAAGAAGAACAAGAGCATCAACCCCCAAGGTATCAGCAAGAAGAAGATCGTCCGTGCACAGTTCCCTCTAGCGTTCACCAAAGGCATCACCAAAGCCTATGGGATGGAGCCCCAAGACGAGGAGCTTGACGGCGGTGACTTCATGTCGTTCGAAGTCGCCATTACCGATGCCTACTACGACGACCCTCAACTCCACGAGGACCTGACATCTTTCCAGCCTGACGGGTCCAAGACTAAGATCCACGCTGTAGTCGGAACCCTAGCCTACCCCGACAAGACGTATGAAGAGATCAAAGCGTCGTCGGGTTCTGACATCTTCGACTTCTACACTCGGGCTAAGTCAGCCCTGTTCGCGTTGATCTACTTCGGCAATGCTCACACCTTGAAGGGCCGTCTAGGCATCGATATCGGTGACGCTGAGGAGACTGAGAAGCGCATCATGCACCGCTATAAGGGCATGGGTAAGGGTCGTAAGCAGTTCGAGCGTGACTTCGTTGGGATGAAGCAGCCTGGCGGCCAAGGGACTAAGGTCTTCTGGGAAGATCCTAAAGAGTTCGTCTTGTCCATGTTGGGCTTCCCTCGCTACTTCACATCCGAGAACGAAATCTCTAAGAAGATCTTTGAGCTTGCTACCAAGCTGCCCAAAGAATGGCGCAACATGAAGATGCGTGTTCAGCGGCGTAAGCTCGAACACGGCGGGGACCAGACAGCATACGGGGCCGCGACGTCAGCGCTCTATGGGGCTGCCTTCTCCATCCAAACAGCCAACATGCGCGCTGCTGGTAACCACGTCATCCAGTCAACTGGGGCGCAGCTTACCAAGATTCTCCAGTATCGTATCTGGGAGCTTCAGCCCCGAGGTATTGGTGAGTGGTATGTGCGCCCGCTTAACATCCACGATGAGGTCATGGTCCCCCGTAAGAGGGGTCTAGGCCCTCAGATCAAGAAGATCGTTGACGACTTCGTGGAAGAGTTCAAAGAGATCATCCCTCTGCTGGGGATTGACTGGGGTCAGAACTTGGCAAACTGGGCGGGGAAATAATGCATCCACAGGTATTGGAGTTCATCCAACATTTCTCAGCCATGCGTGCCTCTGAGGAGCATACCTTGACAGGGTATGAGTCGTTAGCCCACCAGGCTGCTTGTCGATGGGTTGAGACGTGGTTCAACAAGAGCCGACAGAACCTAGAAGATGGGTCGGAGGAGGTGGACGATGGATCTGATTCAAATACTGTGTAAGGTTGAGGCCGACCTTGCTTTCAGTAGGTCCCTGTCTCGCATCCTCCGACAGAGTCACTTCATGGGTCTATGGGAGAAAGCTACGGAACGTGACCGTGGGCTACTCGTCGGACACATCGACAGGCGAAACAAGAAGGGCATCAACCAGTGGGTTAGGCTCCAGACACTCAAGGTCAAGGACTTCAAAGACTGGCCTGTTTCAAAACTACGCCCCTTTGCACGTGAGCTAGGGGTTCAAGAGTATCACCATCTACGCAAGGCCCAACTTGTGTGGCAGATTGAACGGAAACTTGATGCCGAAGCCGAAGAAGAAGCGGACTACCAGGAACGTTGTGCAAGTCGTGAAGCAACACAGCTTGCGCTCCAGGTTGAAGCATCTGGAACGGAACTACCGACAACTCCTTCAAGAGAACGCAATAATGATGCACACGTCGTCGATGACGGCGGCTCTTGCGAAGGCCCTAGTCAACAAAGGAATCGTGACGAATGAAGAAATCGACTTCGCCCTCCAAGACGTCCGTCAGCAATGTCTTGCGGGAAGCGCAATGGGACCCGAGAGCGACGGGGATGAGGGCTCCGATGGCTCAGATGAGTGCGAGCTATCTGACGGATCATGCGATCTGTCTGATCCAGCAGTCGAAGACGCTTCAGACAGGGGAGCCGTCGGGGAAGCTGGACACCCCCGAGGGGCAGATAGTGCTGGACGGGATGGTCCGGACGATGCTTCTCCAAGCGATGGGTGAGCTAGCCCTCGCTGTCGACAAGACGGATCGGGAGTAAGATGAGGCGTAAGTCGTTCAGTAAGAAGGGCCCAGAGACTATCATACGTGATAAGCTCATCCCTTACCTTAAAGCTAGGGGATGGTTTGTCAAGATCGTCCACGGCAATAAGTTCACTAGCGGCTTACCCGACCTCTTCATCGCGCACATCTCACATGGGCCGAGGTGGGTGGAGCTTAAGAACCCTGCAAGCTACCACTTCACCCCGGCCCAGAAGAAGACTTTTCCCGAGATGACTGAGCAGGGCGTTGGCATCTGGATCTTGACAGCAGCCAACGACGAAGAATACAAGAAGCTTTGGTCGCCGCCTAACTGGTATATCTACTACGGTAGGAGTAAGAAACCATTTTGAACTACGCAAAGAAACTTGACGCATCGTTCGTGCGTCGCTACGTATTGGCTGAGGTCCCTTGGGGACCTATTGGCTATGTGACCTACAAGCGCACATACGCCAGGCCCATCGAGGGGTCGGACCGGGTCGAAGAGTGGTGGGAGACCTGCTCCAGGATGGTGCACGGGCTGCTGGACCAGGGTCTAGCGGTCAGCCAAGAAGAGGCCGAGCAACTCTACCACTACTTCTTCAACCTCAAGATGCTTACGGGTGGTCGGGGTATCTGGCAACTCGGCACCAAGAACATCGAGACCATCGGTGCTGACAGCCTCCAGAACTGCTGGCATGTCACGTGTCATCGGCTCAAGTCGTTCTTGTTTGCCTTCAACCAACTCATGTTGGGTGGTGGCGTCGGCTTCAGCATTCAGGCTGAGCACATCTACAAGCTGCCTCCGGTGCGCTTCAAGCCTACGGTCAAGCGTGTCGACTCGTGGGATTGTGACCACATCGTCACTGACAATCGTGAGGGCTGGGTTGCTCTGCTCGGCAAGGTGTTCGAAGCCTTCTTTGACACTGGCAAGGACTTCTCGTATTGCACGCGTGCAGTGCGCGGACGTGGGACGGCTATCAACGGTTTCGGCGGGACTGCTTCAGGTCCTGAGATTCTGGTCAAGGGCATCAAGCAGATCGTCAAGATCCTTACCCACGCCTTCGGTCGTCAGCTAACGGATGTCGAGTGCCTCGATATCTACAACATTATCGGCTCCATCGTGGTGGCTGGTAACGTGCGACGTTCGGCTGAAATCGCCATTGGGGATTCGATGAGCATCGACTTCCTGAACGCCAAGAAGTGGGAGTTGGGCAACGTGCCAAACTGGCGGACGATGTCGAACAATACCGTTGCTGAGACGATGTTCGAGCGCCTGTCAGATTTGTTCTGGGGCAACTACAATGGTGATGGGGAACCTGTTGGTCTCTGTAACCTCAACGTCGCCCGAAACTACGGCCGTCTCGTCGATGGCAAGGGCTACCGTCTAGACCCTAGGGTCAAGGGAACAAACCCCTGTGGTGAGATCTTCCTCGAAGACGCGGAGTCGTGCAACCTGCTCGACATCTTCCTCCCCAACGTCAACCGCTCCGAACTGTTCACGGCAGCGAACCTGGCACTTAAGGTTGGAAAGACCATCTCGTTGGTGCCGCACTCTGATCCTGATACCCAGGCTGTTGTGGACCGGAATCACCGTATCGGTATCGGCGTCACGGGCTTTCAACAGGCGTTGCAGCATCGTGATCCCCGACTCTTCGATGCAGTCTACAAGAGCATTGAGTCGACGGACTCGTCATACTCAGCCCTGGTAGGGTGTGCGACGAGTATCAAGCTGACCACGGTCAAGCCGTCGGGCACCTTGTCCTGCTTGGCTGGAGTGACCTCTGGGATGCACGCTGCCAAGAGTCGTTACTACATCCGACGTATCAGGATGTCGGCTGACGATGACTTGATCCAGACGTGTCGGTCAGCGGGGTATTGGGTCGAGCCTCTCCTGAACATGGACGGCACGCACAACTACGAGACGATGGTCGTCGAGTTCCCGTGCAAGACGCCTGAAGGCACGGTCATCGAAGACGAGATGACGGCCGTCGACCAGTTGGAGACGCAGCTTTGGTTGCAGACACACTGGGCCGACAACGCTGTCTCGTGCACCGTGTCCTACGACGAGGAGGAGTTGCCCGACATCAAGAAGTGGTTGTCCAAGAACTACAACGAGAAGGTCAAGTCCACATCCTTCCTCAAACGTTCGGGTGGTGGCTACAAGCAGTTGCCTTTCGAGGACATCGAGGAGTGGGAGTTCAAGCAGGCCATCTCCAAGATCAAGCCCTTGGGTAAGATCACTACGGGCGGCAGTATTACTGGGGTCGAATGCACCTCCGGGGTATGTCCAGTCAAATGAAGATGATTGAGCAGCCGTCTCGTTGGTCGTGTCTCGCGACATCCTGGGCTATGGTCTTGGACGTCCCGGTTGAAGTGCTGTTCACCCTCGTAGGCCACGATGGTGGAGAGATTCTTTACCCAAGTAGCCCAGAGCCAGCGAGGCGGCGCTCTTTCCATCCCGCCGAATTCATCCACCCGGCTCTAGGTGCTGGGTTCGCTGTCGTGCCTGTCGAGCGCCGACCTTGTTGGAGGAACCCAGAGGGCGGTGTTGATTACGTCAAGCATGCTGGAGGTAATGATCGGATGATCGCGACCTTCATGTCTAGGTTTGATGGGGTTATCACTGGTGAAACCCCTCGTGGCCTGTCTCATGCAGTGGCTTGGGACCATCGAGCCCGACTGATTCACGACCCTAGCGGCGATTACCGTCAGAGAACTTACATGACCATCCACACGTTTTGGGCCGCAGTGCCCAGGGAGAAAAAGAATGGACGCAGTTGATACCGCGATGGAAGCCTGGTGGACAGCCAACAAGGCTGACATGAAGGTGCAGTTGGAGGCGGTTGTGGGCGACAACAAATACAAGTTGTTGTCCACGACCAAGACGAATGAGGAATACGAAGCGGCCCTAGGGGCGCGAAACATTCCTTACCACATCGCTCAGATGGCCAAGGGACTCTACTAAGGGGTGGCCGCCTCAACTATGAGAGTCCCGAAAGCTAGAGGACGAAGCATCGTCCATGATTTCAAAAACTTGCCGCCTGCTCTGACGCCTGAAGCGTTGGAGCAGGCGGTAGAGTCACATGATGTTGACGCCCTCATTCACGGGCACATGCGTCTGGCTCTACAAGTCATCGCTATCTACGGACAGAGCGATGACCTCATTGGTGCGGGCATGTTTGGGTTGGTGTATGCTGTCAATCGCTGGCCTGAAGTGCGGCGAGACAACAACATCTCCCCTTACATTGTCACGATCATTCACTCCAAGATCCGCGACCACCTAGACAATGACGATGTTGTTAGGATGCCGGGTCGAACACGTCGGCTGAAGAAAGCTGACCGGGTGAAGGTTGTTCACGATATCGATGTCGCCTGCAAGAACGGCGATGACCGCATTCACTTCAGGGAGATGATGTCCCTGGTTGTTAAGACCCCTCTAGAAAAGCGTATCGTCGAGCTACGTATGGAGGGGCATGGCGATGTTGAAATCGCCTACCGTCTAGGGTATACCCAGCCTCACATCGGCAACATCCGCAACCAACTCAAGAAACGATTCCTGGACCTACAATGAGAAAACCTGAATACTTGAGCCCGACGTCGATTGCCACCTACGTGGATGACCCTGAGAAGTTCTATCTCAAATACATCACGGACAACCGACCTCCGCGCGATCCTCAGACAAAGCCGATGTCGGTGGGTTCAGCCTTCGATGCCTACGTCAAGGCTTACCTGGTCGAGTGCCTGTTCGGTAAGGGCTCCAAGCCTGAGTTCGAACTCGATGCCTTGATGGTCTCTCAGGTTGAGGCCCATAACCGCGACTGGGCTTACGGTGCTGGCCTCAACTGCATGGAGCAATACAAGCAGCTGGGTGCGTTGGCTGACTTGTTGGCAGCCTTGGAGAAGTCCATCGTTGAGCCTAGGTTCGAGAGCGATCTCTACGAGACCTTCATCTTCGAAGGTGTGCCCATCCGCTTCCGTGGCAAGCCTGACTGCTCATTCGTGAATGATCGTGAGATCAAGATCATCCTTGACTGGAAGGTCAACGGCTACTGCGCCAACAGAACGACGAGCCCCATGCAGGGTTACGTCAAGCTTCGTGAGTCTGGTAAGCTGCCGAAGACCCACAAGAAGTGCACGATGGGCTTGGTCGACGGGGTCTTCATCAACACGGAGTATGGGCTGGAACTCTTCAACCAGTCTTGGGCTCGTCAGACGACCATCTACGGCTGGCTCGGTGGGTGTGAGGTTGGTGAGAAGTTCATCTCGATCATCCATCAACTGGCCTGCAAGGCTACCCCGACCAAGCCGATCATCAGGGTTGCTGAGCACGCCTCACACATCTTG